ATCTTCCTCTCGTTGAATCTGCTCAACGCTCATCGCGCCAATGCGGTTTAAGATTTCATAAACTTGCGCTCTCTCAAGCGGATTACCGCGCAAGAAATCGTCCAAGCTAAAGCGCGTCATTACTGGATTAGGGACAAAATCTGGCAATGATAGGCGTTCCTCAATTGCCTTAAGTATTGGGCGAAGTGAGAAATCTACTAGGCCGCGTCTTTCAGATACGGCATTGCTATAGGTCATAGAAGTTGTTTCGGCGCTTAGGAAGTAGGCCGGGATATTGCAGGCGCGAGCTAACTCAAGCGCTACATATTGTCTGGCTTCTGCAAGCTGCATTGATTTAGGATCAAAGCCAAATTCTTTTAAATCTACATCTGCATTTATAAATGCAGTTGAGCGCGATTGACGAGCAGTTTTCCAAGCTGATAATAATGACGAAATTCTTTCGGCAGTTAAATTAGTGCCATTTGATTTAAGCACCATATTTGGAGCTGGCTCTTTAGCATAATTAACTGCTGCGTTCTCCAAATAAACCGCAGCTTGTATTGTTTTGCCTGCGCGATGCAGTAATCCTTCATCTGGGCCATCAAATCTAATTAGCGAGCCAACGCCAGAGATAGGAACTGGCTTGCCATCAACTTTATATCCTGTAATTGTGTCGGTCTGCACTTCGGTATCTACGGATACGCGACTTGGTCTAATTCTTGTCCAAGCTCTTACGCGACCGCCATCAGTAGATGAATACATCTCGAGCACTTGACCATAACCAGCACCATAAAGCCAAATATCTTCTGCAAGCCAGCAATAAACTACAAAGCCGGCAACTCTTGGGTCTGGCTGATTGATAACGCGATGCGGATCTACATATTCGCCAGTAATGCGGTTAAATGTTGTTAAAGGTAGCGAGCCAATAGTTCCGCAAATAATATTTCTAGCTCTAGCGATTGATGGGACTGACATTGCCAATTGACGCGTTGCATTAGTAGGTGATCCTAAGATTGAGAAGAAATCAACATTCTGCAAGGGTTGTAAATTAGCCGCTTGCACATCAGTAATCGCTGTAGGTTTTGCAGCTTTAACTACTGGAAATAGGAAATCTCTTATAGCACCCATTGCTGACATTGTAAATGATGCTACTTACACTATTTGTATATCTACACCGCTTTCAGCCATCGTTGCATAATGTGTTGCCAAGGCTGCTGCAATTGCTGCGCAAATTGTCGTATTACTTACCTTGCGACCCATTACCCAGCCGCCGTCACCGAAAGGGAGTTTGACGGCGGATAGGCATTGCTTTGTTAGCTCTTCCTGTCCCGAGTGAGCTAACCGCTGTGACGAGATTGCTCCCAGTAACTCATCGCAGCTTTGGGCATAATCAAGACCATCTATGGGCTCAACCCTAATACCAGCAGGCGCTAACCTAGCTGCAACCGCTGACGCAGTTTTGGCTGAATAGGCAACCAACTGGACTGGATACTTTCTGACCCATTCTGCTACATCATTCGCCATTGCTTTATCGTCCAGATTGGCAGGGTTATGCCAAGTCTGTAGCAATATAACTTGGAATTTATCGCCTTCAAGTCTTTGACTAGCAACTAGCGCAGCTTCTTTTCTGCTAGGGCTTAGATCAATAGCCAGCCAAGTATCTGCCTCAGGGTTGAGTCTAAGTCCCTCAACTTTGCAACTTTCCCATTGGGAAGCATTTATTACTGGGTTTATTGTATCGACCCATTGGCATAAGACTTCTGTGCGCACAATATCCTCGGGGTCTGATAAGACGGCTCGGATATTATCTGGATGAACTGTCAAGCCAAGTGACGGATTAGCTTGGCAGACACCTAGCCAGAAGTCAGGTGAGTTATCGAACTTAATACCTTGCGGAGCTGACCACTCGAACCAACCAATATCATCATTGCTGCCAAAGATGGCGGCATAGGCTCGCTCTTTTAGTTTATTAAGAACTATGCTGTGCTGATCACCAGCATTGGAATAAACCCATATCTGCGGATTAGGACTAGCCATCTGGGTATATCGCAAAGCAGACCACACATCTTCGTCTTTATATTCTCTAGCTTCGTCTAGGTGAATTGTTTCAGGAGCTGCAATGCCTCGACCAGCTGAGTTATTGGCGCGGACGATATATCTTCTGCCTAAGGTAAATTGTAACTCTTGGAAGCCTTTACTTTCCAGCTTCTTAGTAAATTCAGCAGCTAGCCTTGGATTCTGTTCAATAATTCCATAGATCTTATAAAAGAGCTCTGCTGATGTCGTTAGCTTATGAGCTGTATGGACCTGTAGTTTTTCTTTTAATACATAGATTCTAAATAAAATTTGAAGCGCCATAAAGGTTGATTTGCCTTGTTGCCGAGCACAAAGCAAGGTAACTACTGGGTGAGCCCATCGGCCATCTGGCTTTTGTTTTAAGCTGTGATGGGCCAGCCATTGCTGCCAAGGCATTAAAGTAAAGCCAATTTCTTCGCAAAATTTAATCATTTGCTCGCCCAATGAAGGTAAATCATTAAGTTTTGTGTGAATTCTAGGTTCTGCCACACCTCGGTAAGTCGATTCGTCCCTAACTCTGGCGATCTCTCCCAATTGCGCCATAGCGATAGCTTTCATTCCTGATAGTGCCTAGCCGAGCCATTTTCAGGGAAAATCTTCCCGATGGGGGTCGTGGGTGTCCTGCTACGCTCAAAAAAGCCGGGGGTCATACGATCTCGCTTGCCACTATTGCATTGAACGCAAGCTGCAAGCAAGTTCTCTAGTTGGTCTGTGCCACCCTTGCTAATAGGAATTATGTGGTCAGCTGTCGTTGCTTGTTGTCCGCAATAATGGCAGGTGTAGTAGTCGCGTTCTAAACATTGCCTACGCACCCTGCGCCAATAAGCTGTGTTATAACGCTTGCTCAATGCCAGCCCTTAATCTCAAGATGATGCAACGCTTTGCAAGCATTTGTGTATCGGTGTCTTATGTATTTAATATGCGCATCTATTTGCTTCTTTGGGCTAAGGTCTCTATACCAAGTAGAGCGCATCTGACCAAGGCCATAATGTGATCCATTGCGAGCCTTAGGATTCCAATTACTTTCCTTAATAATCAGCCAGTTATAACATTCAAATTCTGACCAATCCATTTTGTTGTAAGCATAAAGCTTTAGATTCATATCTGCTTTTGATGGGCTTGGATTTATAATCAATAGTGCAGCTAGTAACGCTGTAGCCATCAGGCGAAAGCAATGGCCCCCCTCAACCTCCGCTAATGGGCCAGCTGCGCGCCTGCGCTTTGGCGAGAGTGTAGCGCCCTTGTCAAGTAGGCTGACATAAGTGCTGTTCAGAGCCATATTATTTTTCTAATTCCAATACTTTTCTTGCATCTATTTCATTACCCATAATGGCTTGTTTTAATAATTGTCTTCCATCACTATGGAATTTAGTTGTTAAATATGGCTCAGATAGCACACCTTCTAGCCAATCAACCACTTCACCATTCGGATCAATAACTATCTCATCAACATAATTAAATTTATCTAATATCGCCTCGCGAGATGATTCCCGAACTGACTCAACTATCTCACTTGCTAAATTAGCTTTTACCCATTCAACAAATCGTCTCTCTGACTTGACTGACCACTTAAACTTAGGCTTTGTGGTGGTGACATAAGCAATAACATCATCGCCATATTCAGCTTTTACCCTATCTGCTCCAATAGCGTCCATCTCGGCTTGCAGCTCTGCCCTAAGCCTATCTTTCGCTTTTTTAGCCTCATCAGCTATCAGACTGACTGCTGCTACTTTCAGGCTTAACTCCTTGATTCCCATCTCTTTGCTCCCTTTCCGCCTGCCTTCTTAATCTAGTCTCTAATGACTCTATGTTGATTCCGCAATCCCTAGCAATAAATTCCTTGTCAAATCCCCACTCCATTAGCTGACGGATATATCTAATAGAATGGGGTTTTGTCATCGTCGTAGGGCCTTTCAAGCGTCTCGTTGCCGTTCCAGTATTGCACCATTTGCTTTTCAAATCCAGCAGCCATACGACATATTCGGCAA